GTATCCAATCTCTCTTATGTCTTGTAAGATAAGTTGCAGTTTTAGTTTCCAACATACGATACAACATATCTGAACGACTTACTTTCGGTGCATATACATTAAAGAATCTCATACCCACACTATCAGGCGGAGCCTGTATCTCATTTACTTTCTTAGATATTGCATACGGATTCATCCACCATTCATATACAGATGCTGAACTTGCATATAAACATCTCGCATCATTTTCTCTACAATAATCAAATATTGGTTTAGACTTAACTACATTATTTTCCCAAAACAAATCAGGATTTTCAATTGCCTCACGTATCGCAGCGTTGGCTGCCAGATGTATCACAACATCATACTTTTTATTTGTCTTGAAATCTCCTATGTCATATGGAATATCATATCCATCAACATTAAATCCCAGCTCTGTCAAGTGTTCATACACATGACTTCCAATAAAACCAAGATGACCAGTAACTAAAATCTTCATGATAAAATTCTACTAAAACCTTTTAATTTTTCAAATTGTATTACACTCTCAAACTTCTCTAACAGAGATTCTTTATGAGAGATAACAAATATGTTTGCATCTTTAATAACAAACCTTATGATCTTAAGGAACTCATCGGTTCCTGTACCATCAAGAGAACTATCAAATACTTCATCCATGATTAGTAGATTAGTATTTGTAGAATTTTTGTATGCAGCCACTTCTCTCCATGTAAAGAGTAGAGCTAAATCAATTCTCATTTTTTCACCTTCACTAAATGAAGCATATGAAAAGTCTTCATGTATTGGTGACTCTACAGTTTCACTGAACTCCTCATTCAATTTAAAATTGATATAGAAGTCCATCATCTGCAGATATCTATTAACTTGTTTGTTAATTAGAGGCAGATACTTTTTAATTATCTTTGTCTTGACACCACCATCCTTTAGAAGATTATAGACATAATCTTTGTAACTTAATTCTTCTTTTTTCTCAACTAATTCATCAAAGGTAGTATTTAATTGTTCTCTTAACTCTGTTAGTTTCTCATGTTCAGTATTTCTGTTTGCAAGTTGATCGGTAAGTGTTTGAATTTCTGATTCAAGATCACTGATTTGTCGTTGAAAACCAGAAATCTTAGTGTTGTTTTGAGAAATGTCATTATTGAGTTTAGTAATCTCCTTTGATAGTGTGTTGAATTGGAGCTCCCTTTCTTGTTCAGATTTAATTTTGAATTGCAGTTCTTTGTAACCGTCTTGGAGCTCTTTAGCCTTAGTTTCGACTTCAGCAATTCTATTTAAACGAAACGACTCTTCTATATTTTGAGTACATGTAGGGCATGTTACATTATCAGTAAAGAACTTATGTTCTTTGGTAAGGGTTGATACTTTGTTCGACATCTTACCCTTTAAATTGTTAAGCTTTAATAATGTTTTACTGGCTCCTGTGACCTTCTCCTGTTTTTCATTAAGTCCAGAAACACTATCATTCAAACTTTCATTCTGAGTAGTAAGAGTAATAATCTCATTTCCAAACTTATCTTTCTTTTCTACCTTCTCTTTTATATCTTGTTTACCACGAGATTCTATTTCTTCAATAAACTTCTTTTGCATACTAACTTTATCAGTTAGATTCTCTTTCCTGAGTTCTAATATTTTAATATTATCCCTAAGATGTCTTAGTTTATCTTTGACAACACTATTCATTGCAGAGAATATTCTAATATCTAATAAATCTTCTATAACTTCTCTACGATTAGGAGCAGATAACTGCATGAATGGGATAAAACTACTAGATCCAAGAACAACAATCTGTGTAAATGACTTGTAATTCAGTTTTAGAATATTAGATTCTAGATATTTCTGTTGATCATTAGCAGCTGCACTCTGATTTAACATGTTATCACCAACCCATATCTCAAAGATGGATGGTTTGATCCCACGTACAACTCTATACTCTCTAGTTCCTACACTAAAATCTATTTCTATTCTACAATCCTTTTCATTCACAGTATTAACTAACTGTGATTTTGTGATCTTACGAAATGGTTTGTTAAACAACACAAAAGTAAGAGCATCTAATACTGTGCTCTTACCAGCTCCATTACTACCAATTATTAAAGTTGTATTACTCTTTTGAAAATTTATCTCAGTCCATTGATCACCTGTACTTAGAAAATTTTTCCATTTAATTTTCTTAAATTTTATCATAATTTTTTGGAATTAACAAATCATCAGAAGAAATTACCACATACGGATAATCATACGCCTCACAGGCGTTTATGGCAACCTCATCAGGAACCTCTGTAACATCTAGTTCGGGATACTTTTTATCACTCATAGACATCATCATGGCGTATCTAACAGCGTCATCCTCCTCTTCAAATAGAAAGATAACCCTCTTACCTTCTTCATCTTCAACTGCATAGGCTCCCTGTTCTGTTGAAGACTTGACCGAAAGAATGTACATTATTCTACCTCACAGGCCTCTATGTAAACTTCTTTCAATAGATCTTTTATTTGTGACTTGTTAAGTGACACATCAGATTCATCAATATATCTATTTAATATACTAATGGTGTCTTCACTCTCATCACTTTCTAGTTCCTCTGTATTATAATAACCATTGAAATCAAAATTTTCAACTACCTTTAGATCATGAACATTTGATGTAACAAATTTATCTACAAATCTTTCAAACTCTTTTAGGTTAGATTTCTGTTTGACTATGATTTTAATAATCTTATCCTTATATTTTGAAGTATCAACAAGTTGATGTGGTGTATCATTATAATAAACATGATGAAACATCTTATGTGGATTATTTACTTGTGTCAATTCCTGAGTATCTGTATCATATAGATTAAATCCTCTAGGATCATCAACATCATTCCAATATATTTCATATGGATTTCCTAAGTAATGCACATTGTCACGTTGACTTCTAGTATGATAGTGTCCAGAAAACACCTGATCAAACTTATTATAGATGGAAGCATCATCTCCATGATCCATTACAACATATTTGTTTGCATGAAACCCATTGAGCTCCAAGTGACCCATCACGACTTTAGCCTTTGATTTGTTTATACACTCATGAGTCTCCTCTCGGTTCTCTTTGTTTATCCAAGGCACCATCAATACCTTAAGTTTATCAAGTTTTATTTCTGTAGCCTTTTCATAACAGACAATATTTTTATATTCATTTAGTAATAATTGAATTGTATTGATATCATTCGTATTCTTATAATATGCAGTATGATTACCAACTATCGTATGAACTGTAATGTTCATATCTCTAAGACGATTGAAATAGTTTTCTTTTGCCCAATCCAAAGCTAAGAAATCTATACCTCTTCGATTGTCAAACGTATCACCCATATCAACAACTGTGGTAATACCTTCTTTCTCTAGAGTAGGAAAGAATACATCGTTGTAAAATTTTAGGAAATAGTTATGAAATACTGCAGAGCCCTTCCTTGCTCCAAAGTGTTGATCAGTTATTATTGCTATCTTCATCCATTATACCTATAATTGATATTGTCTTTGATAGTATTGTAGTCACTCTCTGATCCTGCCATCATACCGTCATCACTAAACACTTCACTATAACCTGACTTTTCAATTATTTTTGTTTTGATTTCAAGTTGTTTCTTTTCTTTCTGTATTCTTCTGAGAAATGCATAATGAATGATCTGCGTAAAGTAAGCAAAAGGATTCGAGGATTTCTCAGGATTAAAATTATTAATGTATTGAACGCAATTTTCGATTCCATCACATACCATATCGTCTTTGAACATGTAGTTTACAAAATTTGGTTTGTAAGACAAATGAGTGGCTATCTTAAGAAAACAAGAACCAAGATAGTTAGTAATACGTGGTTTTGGTTTTCCTGCTTCTTCTGCCTCTTTTACGTCAGCTTTATACTGTACAATAGCATAAAGAAATTCTTTGTTATTTACATAGTGTTCGGATCGTTTTCGTTTAGCCATCTTGGATTGTATAAAATAGTTATTGCATAACTTATGTACATATTATAACAAATCTTCTTCCGCTTGACAAGCTCCTGAAATAATAGTACAATAACTCTGTCAGAGTTCAAAGGGATAGCTTTAAGTATCTTTCTCTATCTTAAAGATCTTCTCTAGAGCCTCTCTAGTATTCTTCACACTAGAAACAAAACCAAGCGAAGAACTTATACCTACTTGACTATCTGGAGGAGTAGTTCCTTTGTTCAGAGAGTTTTGGTAACGTACAAATGTACTTATCTTTTCTTTATCTTTACATCTACCATAATATAATACGTTCTTTAAATCAAATACAAAGATCCTTTCATCAGATATCTTTAGCCATGGCTCAACACGATACAAGGCAAAAGGCCCTCGTTTGACTGGCAACTCTTTTATAAAACAAGGATCGAAAGCTACTAGACTTTTATCCTCATCAACAAACTCTTCTACCTCAGCGAAGAGTTCTTCACCAGAAACTAATTTGATGCATGCGTACTTTTCTTCGTTCATTTGTTTTTCATCTTGATTGGAACTATCTCATAATTAAAATTTTCTTCATTATAAATCTTCACTCTTTCAATAAGATGATTTAAAGTATAATTTTTTTGAGACCTGTGAGTAGTATCATCTGCAATATCATAAAGAGTAGCCTTAGTCTTGTTCTTACCTTTTCTAAGAACTCTTCCGATTGATTGTAGATTCCTTACTCTAGATTTGCTGGGAGATGCAAATATTACATTATGAAGTTTTTTAATGTTAATTCCAGTTGAGAAGGTGCCGTAAGAGGCAACAATGATAGCATCTGATTCTTCCTCAGTAATTTTTCTAATCTCTTCTCTCTCCTCAGCAGCTACGCCACCGTGAACGAAAAAGACTTTTCTGTTCGTATCACTATTTATGAGGTTGAATAATACTTCACCGTGACTTTCGACTCTACTGTATAGTAATAAAGTATTACCTTTTAGATCCAGAGTTAGTTTTTTTATAAAGTTATTTCTTCTTTCATTCTGAATGATAAACTGCACCTCATCTTCATAGGTATCAAATCTTTGAGACTCATGTTTTAATAATAAAATTTTGATATTGAGTTTAGCTAAATGACCTTTTTCGATAAGTTCATCAGTGCGAACTATCTTGTATGCAGGCCCAAATAATCCTTCCAATACCCACTTATGTGTTTGTGTGCCATCTAGTGTACCAGTAAAACCAAATCTATATTTCGCATCATGTAACTTTGTCATAATTCTAATCAATGACTTAGACTTGAATAGATGAGCTTCATCTCCTATAACACATCCATACTTTTTAAAAAATGAGTGTTCTAGTTTATAGATTGATTGCCATGTAGTAATTGTAACTGGTTTATCTGTGTTCTTTTCTTTCCCTGCATATATTCTATGACAGTTTTCATCTGAGTTCCATCCATAATCTATGAAGTCTTTGTACATTTGTTCTACGAGAGAAGTTGTAGGAACAACGAGTAAAACGTCATGACCTTTATCGACCATATACCTTGTAATGGTATAGATCATTAAAGACTTTCCAGAAGCTGTAGGTGATATTAATAACTTACGATTATATTTAAGTGCGTCAAAGACTCCTTGTATCTGATATTGTCTTGGTTCATATCGAGTGATCTTGTTCATATAGTCTTTCACACCCTCTAGAGAAATAAATCCATTCTCCTCAAAAGGTGTACCATAGAAATCACTATGTACAAATTCATACTGATAGTCAGACTTTTTACAAAAAGAAATGATCTTATCTAGTAGTCCAACGTATATCTCTCCGTTGGCCTGATTAAATAATCTGATCTTTCCATCCCAATACTTATTACGATACTGAGGCATGAACTTAGCGCCAGGCACTTCAAAAGTGAATATATCTGATAACTCACAGAAGATATGTGGCTCCTTGGAATCAATCTTGAGAAAGACTTCATTCTTTTTGGATATAGTCAAATCCATGAAAATATCCTTGGGCTAGGATTATTTAGTCGTAGCCACGGATGAATTTTTGCCACTCAATGGCATTCTTTATCTGGTATGTTCTGTTTTGAACGATCTTGATTATACTTTCTATGTAATCAATCATAGTATCATAATACTCTACTTTGAGTTCTACGTTTGATAATCTCTCATCAGAATCTAGATATCTTTGTATTGCATCTTTCTCTCTAACT